GCTGTTGATTCTTCATCCAGTTCTGCAACCTTAGCCAAAAGAGTTTCCTCTTTCATATTGCCGGAAGCTTGCGCACCGATAGACTTCAAAGCATCAATCAAAGCCTTCTTCTCAAACTCCTTTTCAAAGAGGGGGATTTTCACCTCCTTCTTTTCTTCAGGGGCTTTCACTTCGGTATTTTTTTTTGCCTCAATCCGTTCAGCAAGTCTGCGGCTTTCCATATCCAGCACACGGGCTTCCTCACCGACTTCAATCACTTCACCGGGAGTATAATACTTTCCGGTGAACTTGTCGCGGAAAACTGATATAACCTTTACTTTCATATCCTACCTCCTTATGCTGATTGGATGGATGCAATTTCGCTCAAATCGAAATTAGTAATCAAATCCGGATTGGAAATCTGCGGAATCCACTCTGCCGTATATTCCATGTAGCGACCATTTTTGTCACGGTAGTTGGAGATAAGCATCTGTCCCTCTGACGGGATATAAGTACGTCCTTGTACCGGGTCTGTCGCTTCATACGGGGTATGATGGCGCATATAACCAATGTTGTCAGAAGGCAACAGAGCAATACGGTTATCCGCGTAAATCTGCACATTCTTTCCCGTCTGGTCTTTCACGTAGTCCTCCTTGATTTCGATGCGAGGCAGACCGATGCCGGTGAACACTTCGGAAGCCAAAGAAGAGGAAACCAATCCCGTACTCAACTTCATTTCGTTGCTGCCGAGAATCATCTTGTACTGCTCACCAAATTCAGATGAACCAAGAATAAGCTTGTTGAAAGATGCACGAGTCATAACCATCTTGGCATAAACGCCATAGTCCGGTGCCAAGGAATGAAGTTTCTCTCTCAAATAAGAGATAAACATATTCTTTCCGTCCACAACCACATCTCCACTTTTCGGCTTGATAAAATTGAACGGAAGGGTAATCTCCAGCAGTTTATTATTGGTCTGACCGGAAGTGATTGCAGCGTCTTTGTTGTAAACGGTGGCTTCACCAAGCATCAACAGCGCACCGACAATAATATCCATACGCTTGTGGGCAGCAAGGGTAATCTGACGGTAGTCGTCTGCCAGGAAGTTTACAATCTCTTCCATTGCAGCCTTTTGGTCGGCTGGCTTAGCTGCATTGAACTTGTCAATCAAATCCTGTAATTCGGAAAGACGGTCAATAGACATCTGATAAGCATCACCCAAATAGGCAATCTCACCATATCCGGAACCGATGTTCCGACGTTCACGGATGGGTTTCTCTCCAAAACGTGAATTGATAGAGCCGGCCATAACTCCGGTTACAGAACCGATATAATCCTTGAACACACGAGTAGTTACTCTGCGGAAAGTAAGATACTGCTGCCAATAGATTGTGTCCTTGCGTGTCTGGTTCACACGTCTGATGATAGCGGAAACAATGTTCGCATCATCGAATAATGTTTGAATCGTTAAAAACATATCCTACCTCCTTACTCGTTAAACTCAAACCATCCCTTCATGTTGGCTTTATCGTTCTCAGAGAACGGCATAACCAATTTTGAGGGTTCAATTTCTGCGGCTGTACGAAGCAATGAAACCAATGTGATTCCGTCCTCAACCTTTGTACGGTTAAACAGAGCCGAATTAGCCACATACTTTTGCTTTAAACCATCAACTGCAACCGCATTGAATAATACAGCATCTTTGGCGATATTCTCACCAAAAGCAGCCTTGATTGTCAAGACATCATAATTTGCATTTGTCTTGTCGATAGCCGAAACTTCCGCGCCTTTCGTACCGCTTCCGAGAAACATGCCAACGTATGCAAGGGAGTTCTTTTCTACCTTGATAGATAACGCCGTGTCACTGGTTGCGTATGCTTCTACTACTCTCACATTGATTACCGTGTATGCGAACTTATTTTTCAAGTCCGCACAAATCGGTGTAAATCCGGGAAGAAAACTTCCCACTACCAGGTTCTGCGTGTCGAGTTTGAACGGGCCACGTCTACGAATACCGGTCTGGACATCGTAGCGTTCCTCTTGCTCAACGGGCGGAACTAAATCATACTTAAATCCTGCTGACATAATTAATTCTTGTTTTGTTCAACAATAGTTTTCGTTCCCTCGTCAATCATCTTAGCGATAGATTCAGATTCTTTCTCAATCTTCTCTTCTGCCGTTTCGGGAGGGGTTACGCCCTTGAAGCCGTCATTTGCGAACTCCTGCTTCAAGTCCTTGAAATATGCGTCCAAGTCCTCATCGTCCTTGATGGCGCATCGTTTGGCGTAGTTTTCGGGAATACCATACTCCTTTGCCTTTGCCATAATCTGCTCCTGCCGGGTAGCTTGTAACTTCTCTGTCTCGAATTGAGCGAGCTTATCAGAAAGAGGTTTAACGGCTGCACTCACTGCGTTAGCAATAATAGCCGCCATGTCGTCCGTCTTATCTTCCAGCTTCGGATTAGGGTTAGGATTGGGATTCTCAATTGACTTACCGTCTTTAAGGTTATGTTTCTTCTCGTAGTTGGAAACTGCGGTCTTGGAAGCATCCCCGGCACGGAAATCACCATAGGAATTTAGCACGTCCGAGAAGCTGATACCCTCAACAATGGAGTTTACCTTTGTCTCGTCCGTTACACCCTCTGCCTTCTTAGTGGCAATTCGGGTTAAGATAGCAGTGTCCACCCCAGTAAACTTCTGTTGCAGCCCTGCCAAGATTTGTTCTAAGATTGTCATACCGTATGAATTTGATTTATAAATTTCTACGGTAAATTTCGGCATTAATAAGCTATGTGAAAAATTATCAGATAGGTGATACACGACAATGAAACGATTGTCGTAAAATGGTATAAAAAAGGCGTGAAACCGAATGGAATCACGCCTAAATAAAGTATTGTAACTTATGCCGGTACAGCCATTAATTCACGCCCTACTGAACGTATTGTTTCTATAATATCTTCAAAACGTTTCTTAGACGGCTTCTTTGTTCCGCTTACATATTGAGCAAACAAACTCTGAGAAATACCTAAACGTCGTGCTATGGCAGCAGCATTCAATTCAGGATGAGCTATAAATAAATCATAAAGAGGATTAGATTTCCTTTCCCGAAAGAATCCCTCAAAACTCAAATCTTCATCAAGCTCTCTCCAATGTATTCCGTCATGGCTCGTTGTGAAATTTGCGCGCTGCGCAGGAGTAGCCCATTTCAGCCTTTGGAAATCTGAAAACTTCTCACATGCCTCCTTCCCGTCAGTGGTACGTATCCATACCTCCGTATCAGTCAACCATACCTTTTCAACTATGATATTTTCCATAACCACTTATTTTGATTTATTAAAAAATTTATTCCAATGCTCTGCTATTACTTCTTGATTTTCTTCTATAACTGATTCTACAAGTTTCAGTTCAGATGACTTCAAGCCATTATTTTTGATTAATGTAACTGGAAATAAAGTGAATTTAGCACTTACATCCCCTTTGATTACATGAACATGTATAGGCTCATGGTCATTAGCGTAAAACATAAAACGAAAACCAAATAAAATAAATATCGTTGGCATACCTTTCTCTATTGATTACCCTACAAATATAGGTAATTATTTAATTACCTACAACTATTCAAGCAAAAAATTAGCGGCAATTCTTTGATGTTGCCGCAAAATATTCTATTTTTCTTGTACTAAAATTATAATCCCTATAATTTTTCTGACTAAGAGGCATTTTTCTGTCCCTTATTTCCGATTTGCTCATTCTTTGCCGCTTGCTCCTCCTTGATTTCTGCAAGCTCCTCTTCTACCCTATCAGCATTCCCGGCAAACATGATACCTTCACGTGTGGACCAAATGCCACCACTGACAGCGGAAACGGCAGTAGTCACCTTATCATTCAAATCATCAATCATATATGGAACCAGTTCTGTTTCTATGTCAATGGTCTGCGATGCCTTGCTAAACTCGGTTGGATTGATAGAGCCTAAAGCGGAAACAATGAAATTTACTCTCCGCTGCAAGAACTCACCGATAACCTCACCGTGATTTTCTACCGCCATATGTGCACCCATGAACATAAAGCGGAAAGCGGTTCCTGATGCTTTGCCTACCCCCTTCAACGTTTCAAATGATATTCTTGGAGTGTTTGACATATCATAAGCCATATTAGTGAGTGTTTCTGCTTCAAAACGTACCGTATCTGGCACCTGATTCCACGTCAGATATTGAGCATCCGCACCTTCACCTGTAAGTTTGACCATTCTGTCCTTAACCTTACCCATGAAACCCTCCACGTCACCGATAAGTTTCAATAAAGGGAAGAAATGATAATCGATGCAATCTGCATAATTGGATAATAATTTCTCCAACCGAACCCGAAAAGTCTTTATCTTTTTGCAATAAGGTTCAGGACGGTAGGCATAGAGAACCGGTAATTTGGGGAATCCATGAGTAAAAGGCGTTCTTTCTTCATACCCTTTAGATAAATCCCACTGATAGACCATCTTATCAGTGATAGTCATAAAGCAAGTTATCTCCGAATCATCCATGAGCTTCTTCTTGTACTCACGTGAGAAAGCAATCATCTTACCTTCATCATTGAAGAACGGATAAAGCTTATCCCCACGGAACGGAGACCATAATACGCTTTTCAGCTTCTTGGTAGGTTTTACCTTGCCTCCGAATGTAGTCTTTACTTTTTTCCAGAACTTCGCCCAAAACGAATCATCATCGGTAACATACCAATATTCTGCCGCTTCTTGTTCGGAGAGCCAGGCACGGACAACCTTCTTGTTCTGATATTTGATTTTGTTGGATTTAAATACAGCCTTTACCGCATCCAGTAGCTTCTTTTCATCATCATCAGTTGGAGTGCAATCCATAGACGGTTCTGTGCCGACCGTGAAAGCAGTTTGAATGTTCACTATATCCTGTTCCAATGGAATGGAGATACGGTTCACCGGTTCAGTCTTATACTTTGCTTCGATTTCATAAGTCTTACCCGTTTTTTCATCGAAGTGCTTCTCTGCTTCTTTTTCAAGAACCTTTCTGTCCGGATATTTCTTTTCGTCAACCATGATTTCATGGCGTTCCGGATTCCAATCATCCCAAAGTTTGCAACGGTCGGGAAGTTCAGTTTTCCTACCTTTCTTCAGATAGTTTATCTTCTGCCCGATATCGGGCAATGCTAATATTTCTTCTAAATTCAATGGCATAGCTTATATTTTTAGTGTGTGAATATTCCTGTTAAATCTTTCGGCTTCTGAATCTTACCAAGAAGCTCACCCAATACATAGTAACGTACAGCATCTATTCCGTGATTGTCATGGTCTTCCGGTTCGTTGATATAGTTCCCGTCCTTATCCTTTGCCCAAACATACTTTCTGAACTCGCTTTGTAAGTTGTACGAGCGTTTGGTTATATAAATCTCCATATCTTTCATTTTGTCAATTCCGGCATTGATAGAGCCTGCACCTTTCTCTACGGCATATATCTTGATTCCTCCGTTGTGTATCTCTTGAATCAAACGTGGATCTGCGCTGTCAGCAATGACTTTCAATCCCCACGGGCGAAGAGTCTTGATGATGTCAGAAGAAAGCAATCCAGTACGGTAATCCACTTCATCCAAGTAAAGGGCGTTATCAACGATACCACAACGAATGGAAGCAGACGGGTCATGCGTATAACCGAAGTCTTGCCCGAAAGCAATTTTCTTTGCCCAAGCCGGGAACTCGTCAACAATTCCCCACTTCTTGAACACTGCACCTTCAGCAACGTCAGCCCAGCGGCCGATAACCACATGAGCATATTTTTCGGGATTATTTACCTTCATATCCTCCACCTCTTTCAGAAACTCCGGGGAAAGATTCTCCAAGTTATCAAAATACGTGGTATGGATATGAAGTACATTCGGATGAGTGGAAATCTGAACCTGCACACCGTCAATCTCTACCAGCTTGTGAGTTTTCTCAATGTATTTTTTGTAGATGAAGTGATTGGAATCGCACGGATTCATTATAATGATAATCCGGTTCTGAATACCCTTCTTGCGAATGGAGAGCATTATTTTATCGAACTCATCTTCGCTTGTCCACTCTTCCGCTTCATCGCAGACGAAAGTCGTAATGCCTTGAATGGATTTCAGTTTTGCTGTCTGGTTCCCGGAAGAAGTCTTGATACCCCGGAACATGATACGGCTCTTAGTCATCTTATTGACTATGTCCGTCTTTGTGGTCTTAAAATAAACACATAGCGAAAAAGTAAATTTGGGCAAAGCGTAGTGAATTAGCTGATAGAGCGTTCGTTAGAGCCAACGAAATACCACCTCGAAGCCAAACAGTGCAGAAGTTCAGTTACCACCTCGTTACTCCCGTAACGGGTGCATATTCCTTGCTAAAATGTTCTGTTTCTGCGTTTTGCGTCGATTTACATAGCTGTCGGTAACTCACTAATAACTAATTTTGTAACCAAAAAAAGGAGTGAGTTATGCGTAGTACATTCAAGGTGTTATTTTACGTGAAGAAAGGCAGCGAGAAGCCGAACGGCAACCTGCCTTTAATGTGCCGTATCACGGTGGACGGCGAAATTAAACAGTTCAGTTGCAAGATGGACGTTCCCCCACGCTTGTGGGACGTGAAGAACAACCGTGCTTCGGGCAAGAGCATCGAAGCGCAGAGAATCAATCTTGCGGTAGATAAAATCCGTGTGGAGGTAAACCGCCGCTACCAAGAACTGATGCAGACGGACGGTTATGTTACCGCCGCCAAACTCAAAGACGCCTATCTCGGTATCGGCATCAAGCAGGAAACTTTGCTGAAGCTGT